CCGCCAAACAAACCAGCAGAACCTGCCAAGAACTTTAGAAAGTCTTGAGTAGCATTGACTTCTTGTTGCGTACCAGTACGAGCAAGAGTTCCATCGGGGTTATATTGGTTATACCCACCACCAGCTTGGTTTTCTCCAACTTTGTAGGTATAAACATTCTCAAGACCACCAATCTGCTGATCTTCACCAGAACCAATTACTTGATACTGAGGCTGAACAATGGTGTCACCAAGGGTTACTGTTTGACCTTGAGGAATAGTAGCCGCCACACGGGAAGCAACCGCACCCTCATCTAACCCAACAGCTTGAGCCATTTGAGCAGGAGAAACTCCATAGGTCTCCATAGCCGTAACGATCTGGGCATCACTCATGCCAGGGTTTGCGGTTAAGAAATCTACAATTTGTGCGCTAGTTACAGCCATGATTGCTCCTTATTGTGGCTCAACAGGCCAAGTAATAATCCAAGGGAAGCCTTCTTGCAAAGGAATATCTCTCAATGCTTGGCAGTAGTCTTTCCACTCTTGTGATGGAGTCATATCGCTACGAAATCTCCAATCAGTTGCCGACAGTTTATCATCACGGGTCTGACGAACACTCTTAGCCTGTTCAGCATCCTTCTGAGCCTTGTAAGCAGTCTCATGTTGGGTAGCAGATGTGACATTGCCAGTATCATCTGTAGTATCTACAAAGACAGGGCCAAGGATGTGTTTTGTATACCACTTACCATCAATCTGCTCAACACCAGAGGCTTGAGAGTATTGGTAAACAGTACCACCAGTTGCTTGTGGGCCTTCAAAGACTACTTCAGCACCCAAAGCCTCTAAGACTTCAGTAGTTGTTATGTCCCATGATGGGCCGCCATTGGCTTTTGTGTATGCACGAAATTCTGCTTCGTACATGACTGCGCCTGTTTGTGTTCTGATTTGCATTTTAATTACCTCAAGCAATTGCTAAAAATATGTAGGTTGCGCCATTGGTATTGGCATTAGAGCCAGAAACCTCGTTAACAACAAAGCCTGTGCTATCCGTGTCTAGCCAATCTTCGCCTGTGACTTCTGCGTTTGTGTTATTTAATTCAAGGTAGGGGTCATTTCCAGAAACAATCCCTCGTGCTGAATCTGCCACCATCCAATCACCTGTACCACTTGATTTCTTAATGAGAACAAACCTTGCCCCACCTGTAAACCCACAGTTAATTGTTTGGCTAGAACCGTTGCCCGTGTATGAGCCTACTTTGGAAACCCCTGCGGTTGTAGCAAATAGGTAGGCGACAAAAGTAAAACCAGAACCATTTACAGCATCAGAGCTAGCCACTGTAAAAACAGAAGAAGTAGCGGCAGTATCATTCCAATATGATGCGTCAAAAGATGCGGCAACATTGGAGTTCAGAATAAGTCGTTTCAATGGGTCATTTGGATAAACAGCCCAGCCTCTTGCCGTGCCTCCCGACCGCTTCTTCACAATAATTAACTCTGGCGCAACACCCAAATTATGCGTAACTGTTTGGGTTGAAGAACTGCCTGTATAGCAAACCTCATCAAAAAACGATGTGGCACGTCTAAAGAAATAAGTAATGTATGTGTCTCCACCTCCTGCATAATTTATTGCTCCCGTCCCGTCTGTGCCAACTGATATTCCATCCATTAAAAACGCAGTAACAGCATCTGGTTGAGAATCTTCTGCATTAGTAGCATCTGGCATGATTCGCTGTGAACTCCCACGTAACTTGTCAACCACTAAACCTTGAAATGATGATGTTCTGTTTTTAGAGATAAGAAAATCAGGTGCAAAACCCACCCCAGTTACATTAGCAGTTGCACCTGTACCAGTTCTAGCAACAGGACTAAACACACTAGTCCCCAGCGTAGGCACTTTCATCGGGCCTCTACGAATGGCGATGTAGATGAATGTTGTATCTGTAATCCCGTTTGTTCCAGTAAATCCTGTTGCAGTGGGAAATAGCCAAGTCGTATTTGCTTCAGCCCCTGATGTATTTGCAAGCAAATAATTTGTGTTACTTGATGCGTTAGCTGTATTGCCACGCATATTGTCAGCAATCAACCAACTTCCAGTATCTATGCGCCTATATAAAATCCACTGAGGCTCATACCCAAGATTTACAGTAGCGGCCGCACTTCCATCAGTCGTAAACGACCCACACGAAATCACATTGTCTGTACCAGTTAGGCCAAAGCCTCCTGCGTTGTGGGCGAATAGGTAGGCCACAAAACTAGACCCAGAAATATTGATAAATCCAGAACCGCCAGCTACATCAAAAGAAGTTGATGTGACGTTGTAAATAAAGTTTGCACCATAATTATCTTCAGCCGCAGTTGTATTTAAAAACAAACGGTATTGATTTGGGTTTGTTAGTGACCGATGGTAAACAGCCCATCCCGCTGTTCCAGTTGTATTTTTAATAATAATGCAACCAGGCGCACTTCCAAGATTATGACTAATTGTTTGATTTGAATTTGACCCACTATAAGTCACAACATCAAAGAACTTTGGTGCTTTGCGGAATGTCCAATCTACAAGAGACACTCCATTTGCCCAAAAGTTACCATTTGCTGATGTAAAACCATTTGTATTAAAAACGTAGGGAGTTCCCATTGTCCCCTGTGCGCTTGTTAAATCACTAGAAAGATATTTATTCAAGCCACGGGCAGAGTCAACCAAGATATGATTTTCACCAGCAACGGCTCTTGGTTTAGACCAGACAAGTCCACCTTTAGTTGATAAATCAATGTTGTTAACAATTGCCTGTGTATTAGTGCCATCAGACAGTCTTAGATTGGTGCTAAACACATCCTCAATAAAGTTAGGCACAACAGGAACACCACCACCAAAGGCATCGTAACTAGCCGCACCAGAAGTTGCTTGTAATGGCATGGTTTAAGCCTTAAATTGTGTTACTGAGGCAAGGATAGTGAACGTAGCACTACCAGTCTTGATTAAAATATAGCGGTAACTGTCTATTCCACTTGCATTACCCGCAGTAGGCGCACCACCTAGCCACCTTGTCGTGACTCCAGATGTAGTGCCATCAACTTGCACAGCAGAGTTGTAGTAAGCCGTAGCACCCTGAGTAACCAAGAAAGCCACAGTCATTGATTGACCTGTACTCATCAAAGTATCTAGTGAAGTACCGCTAGAACCTCTGAAGTTAACTGTCCAGTTAGCAGAAGCGTTACTTGTGTAATACAAAACAGACTGAGTTGTAATGTCGTAGTTAATCGTGCCAGTAGCTGCTGTTGCTGAAACTGTAGCTACCTCTGCTGCATCGTTTAGGACAATGGCAGTAGCAGATGATGAACCTGAGAAAGTCTGAGTAGCAGTGAATGTCTGAGCAGAGTTGGTAACTGCCGTATTAGCGTTGTAGGCCTGTACGTTAGTACCGATTGCCAAACCTAAGTTAGTACGAGCAGTAGCAGTATTGGATACGTCAGATAGGTTGTTAGTGTTAACTAAGAAACCACCTGCGGTAAATGCAGCTTGTGACCAAGCCGATCCTGTCCAAACATACAGAGTGTTGACTGAGTTGTTCCAATACAAAGCACCTGTCAACAGAGCATTGCCATCGTTGTCAACAGAAGGAGCAGAAGACTTAGAGCCTAAGTATCTGTCATCAAAAGCATCGTATGAGGCTGCTGCATTTGTTTCGCTAGTAGCCGCATTGCTTGCACTTGTAGAAGCGTTAGATGCGCTTGTCGAGGCGTTTGAAGCACTTGTTGCCGCATTAGAAGCAGAAGTAGCCGCAGCAGTAGTCGAACCAAATATCGAATCTATTTCAGTTTTGGTATAAGCATTTGTGATGTTATAGCCACCAATAGTCGTAGGATTCGTTCCTGCCGTAGCACGACCATAAGCATCAAAAGTGACAGATTGGTATGTTCCTGCTGAAATGCCAGAAGTAGCCAAATCAATGTTGTCCGAATTGACAACAATACGACCTGAAGATGCCGTGCCTACATTGAGAGTGTTGCCTGTCTTTGTAAGACCATCACCCGCAGTAATCTGACCCGCACCTGAGAACTGCGCCCATGTGATAGATGTGCTTCCCAATGTCCCACCTGCATCTATTGTGCAGATAAAGCCAGAGTCAGCGTTAGTTGTGCCTTTTTCAACAAAGGTAAAAGCCGCAACCAACTCAGCATAAGTGTCAGCATCGGTTGTGCGAGTCCAAGAACCAGTTGCACACAAGTAAATACCATTCTGTGAGGCAGTAGATTGGTCTTTAACCAAGACCCGATCACCCGCAACAATAGAGATGCCATCAATGGTTTGTGCGCCAGACAAAGTGATGTTTGCAGTAGTAGCCGCAACCACAGAGGCTTTGGCATCAATACCTTGGGCAAGTGCATCCACATAACCCTTGGTAGCCGCATCAGAATCGTTTGTAGGGCTTGCCAAACCAGTAATGGTTGCTGATGTACTGCT